TGATTGCGAGGTGAAAGAATTGCCAGACGATAACACATATCAAGATTTAGCTAACGCCATTGTGGCGCAAGCCGTCAGAGATTATAAAAACCTACTCAAAAGACCTTGTTTAACGGACAGGCAACAGTTTGAAAAAGAGAAAATCGAAGCGTTTTTTCGTTCTGATTGGGGCGAAATGCTAACAGGTCTTGATGGAGAGTTTTGTATAAAGAGGATAAAGGAAAGCGTTGTAAAGAAAAAGCGCCAAAAACAAAAAGCAACGTGATGTTTTGGAAGAGCGAGGAAATGGGTAAGACTTTACGAAAGTGGTGAACGTTTTGAATTGGAAATCCGAAGTTGAACGGTATAAATTTCAAGAAGGCTTATCGTGGACAGAAACAGCACGAAAGGTGCAGCATTATTTTCCCGACCTTACCGAAGTGCAAGTGAGAGAAAAAATAAGAGCGCCGTTTAGGAAATATAAGCATAACACAAGACCAAACGCAGTACAATCCAAATTTATCATAAAAGGCGATATGTTCACCTACGAAGATACCCTTGAAGTAATAGACGGCAGAGAAATAACTCCCGAAATAATCATGGAAGCACATAAATTAAACCCTGACGAGTGGCAGGTTGTTTCTTTTTGTAGCAACGTGTGGCAACAGCAGACTAAAGGCGGGGGCAAGATTAATCTTTGTCAAAGTAAATTGACGGTTAGACCAAAAGTAACAACATTCAACCCCGAATGGGTAAAAGAAACCATAAAGGATTTAAAATTACCAAGCCCGTTAGTAAAAAGGCGAAGTTACCAAGCAACAGGCAAGACGTTGGAAATTAGCATAGCGGATGCACATATAAACAAATTATCCATTGTTTCCGAGTGTGGCGATGAGTATTCGACAAAGGCGGGCATTAAAAACCTACACAACATCATAGAGCAATCCTTGGAAAAGACAAGCCATTATCCCATTAAAAAGATAATATTCCCGTTCGGGCAGGACATGGCAAACATAGATAACCTGTTTCGGACAACCACAAAAGGCACGCCACAAGACACCGACACATCATATCCCGATATGTACCAATCCTTGCTAACAGCTGCCATACAGATAGTTCATAGGCTAACAGAGGTTGCGCCAGTAGAGGTAATATATGTAGGGGGCAACCATGATAAGCTAACATCATACACAATGACAACAACCATGTATTGGCATTTCCTCAACAATAAAAATGTTGAAGTGGATACCGAATTCTATCCCCGCAAATACAGGCTGATAGGCTACAATCTATTAGGTTTGGGGCATGGCGAGGAAGAAAAGAAAAGGATATACAACTGTATGCAGAACGATGTTCCACAGCTATGGGGGCAAGCGAAGTACAGGGAATTTCACTTGTCACACATCCACACCGAAAAGATGATAGACGAGGACAACGGCACGATATTCAGATGGCTTTCCTCACCTTCGCCAAAAGATAACTGGACCAACAAAGCGGGATATGTTGGGGCGCAACGCAAAGCACAATGTTTTGTGTGGGATGATGAAGGGTTAGAGGCGATTATAAATTGTTATGTATAAAAAGGAGTTGATATTAAAATGCTTAACGGAAGAAATTTAGTCAAAGAAATGAGCGAAAAAGTTTTAACTGAGGCAGTAAACGAAACAACCACAAGAAAAGAAATTTTAGACACAGCCACGAAGTATGTTTGCGGACAACGTGAAGAAGATTATGGAAACCCAGAAGATAATTTTAACCAAATTTCTAAATTGTGGAACGCATACTTAGGCGACAACGTGACAGATGCCCACGATGTAGCTATGATGATGGCACTACTTAAAATCGCTCGCATTCGCACAGGACGGCGTAAGGCGGATTCATACATAGACCTTGCAGGATATGCGGCTTGTGGTGGTGAAATTGCATTAAAGAACAATGAATAAATATGCAGTGTTTGCAGAAACGATTAAAAATGTTGTGTCACCCCAAGAAGCGGCAGAATTGTACGGTATTGAATTTAATAGGGCGGGTTTTGCAATCTGCCCTCTCCATTCCGAAAAAACAGCATCATTTAAAATTCACGGCGACAGTTTTCATTGCTTCGGTTGTGATTGGCATGGCGATGTTATCGATTTGGTTCGGGAGTTGTTTGGATTGTCCTTTCAGTCCACAATCAAAAAAATCAACGACGACTTTTCGGTAGGGTTGCCCACAAATCGCAAGCTGACACTCCGAGAGCGTAGGGACATACAAAGACGACAAAGGAAAATTGTTGCAGAACGAAAGAAAAGAGAAATCTCCGACTTTCTATATGAATTACGATACGACAGTCTTTGGACAGAATGGTTTTTATTAGACCAAATTAAAACTATGTATGCTCCTAAGCCAGATGATGATGAATGGCCCCCAGAATTTTGTAAAGTGTTAAATGAAATGCCATATTTAGAATACCAAATAGATTGTTTACTATAAGACTAAATCGGCATCGGAAAGTGTGGTGAGAAATTGATTGAAATAAATTCAGCTAAAGATTTAACAGATGAAAACATTGCTCGACTGGATGCTATAACGCTTGTGAATAGCCTGATTTATACATTTGACTTAGAGGATGACTTTGAAATCGAACGTGTACAAGCTGTTATGCAGATAAAAGCACGGGAGTTAGGTTGTTTGACAGCCTTTAATCGGCTTTTGGCTACATACCGCAAGCAAGACAAAATAGAAGAGAATCGTTTCAAAAAAGAAGTCGCCGTTGGCAACTTAGATATACCCCTTGAAATCGGCTCGAAAGGTGTTCCGGAATGTACTATTGACAATTTCTTAATGATTATGCAAAACGACCCGAATTATCAGAACATACGATTCAACGTTCTGCGTAATGCCCCGGAAGTTCACACTGGTAAAACCGTAAGGTTGTGGAACGATACGGACTTAGCAAAAAGTAAACGATACATTGAAAAGAAATATAAACTACACCACGAAACAAAACACGATGATGCCCTGCGTATCTTTTTTGAAAGCCGAGAATATCACCCAATACAGGAAATAGTTGATAACCTCGAATGGGACGGTGTGGAGCGGATTCCGCACTTCCTTACAAAATGGATGAAAGCGGAGGATAACGAATACACCCGCGAAGTGTCAAGGCTTATCTTTGCGGGGGGAATACATCGTCTGTATTCACCCGGTTGTAAATTTGACGACGTGCCGGTATTAATCGGAACAAGTCAAGGCGAGGGAAAGTCAACTATTGTGCGTTGGCTTGCAATACACGACGACCATTTCGCAGAAGTTACCGAAATTGACGGTCAAAAAGGAGTTGAGCAGCTTGAGGGCGCGTGGATTTGTGAGATAGCGGAATTGCTTGCATTGACAAAAGCGAAAGAGCAAGAGGCGGTTAAATCTTATATAACAAGGCAAAAAGACAAGTACCGTAAACCGTGGGGAAAAAATACCGACGAGTTGCCCAGACGTTGTATTTTTATCGGTACAACCAACAACGAACAGTTTTTGCGTGATAAGACCGGCAACAGACGATTCTATCCTGTAAAGGTCAATTCATCCGGCTACTGGCTGTACGACCATGAGCAAGAGTGTAGAGATTATATCCTGCAATGCTGGGCAGAAGCGAAGGTAAAGTATGACCGAAACGAGATGCCGAATTATGCTGATAAAAAACTAATGGAACAGTACAAAGCCGCACAAGACGAGGCTATGGAAGATGATTGGCGGATTGGTGCAATCGAAGAATATTTAGACCGACAGCCTGTGGGTTCGTATGTGTGCATCAGGCAGTTAAAACATGAGGCGTTATCCCTGAACAAAGACTTTCCGCAAGACCCTACAAAGAAAGATTCACAGGAAATTGCGCAGATTATGAATAAGTTTGACGAGTGGAAAAAAACAGGCAGAAAACGCATTGAAGGTTACGGACAACAGCGCTGTTGGGAAAAGATTGATTGCAAAAACGAGTTTGTGGAAGTAGATGACGACCCGCCATTTTAATCAACCGTAAGTGTGACAGGGTCCTGCCTATAAACACAAAAAATTGCGATTCACCCCTATTAAATCGGATGGCTTAAATTGTAAGAAATGTAAGTTTTTGGTGTGACAGGGTGCCAAAATCGGAACCTGTCACACCCCCTGTCACAGACCCTGTCACACCCTTTAAACCCTTATATTATCTATGTTTCTTTCTAAAAAAAGACAGGGTGACAACAAAATAGGGTAAATCTTTTAAAACGATTTTAACATAAACCGTTAACAGTTTTTCATAATTTTATAAAATAATAGGAAACCCTGTCATGCCTGTCACACTGTCACACCTAAATGAAATAAATGGAAATTATAACGCAGAAAGGAATGATGTTTAATGGCAGATATTAAAAAGAAAGGCAGACCATCTAAACCAAAAGAAATTAAAGCTGACAACTTGCAGGAAACAACGAACGAAATAGTTAAGACGAGCAAAAGAAAAACACCCGCCAACCTCGAGGGCGGTTCTACTGCGAAAAAAGAAGATGTGTCCAGAATACTCGGCAACTGCTTGAAGTGGTATAAACTGGATAAGGTTAGGTCTATTGAGGAACTAAACGCAAGGCTTGAATTCTTCTTCACGGAATGTTTTGCTACAGGTGAGATACCTACGGTTGAGAAGATGTGTTTGGCTATTGGGTATCCTCGTGAAACGGTTTGGAGGTGGGAAACTGGGGAGAGAAGGTGTGAATTAGGGAGCGAAGGCGGTAACATCATCAAAAAAGCGAAAGGTTTTCTCGCCACTTTTGAGTCAGAAATGGTGACAGAAGGTAAAATAAATCCAGTTGTTTACATTTTCCGCGCAAAGAACTTTTTCGGCATGAAAGACCAGCAAGAACACGTTATAACGCCGAATAACCCTCTGGGCGACACATCCAACCCGGAGGAATTAGCGCAGAAATACAAGGCGGCGTTGCCTGAATCGTTTGTTGAAGGTGAAATTAAGAAATAGTATAGAATGGCTTATTATAGGATTGAGCAGAAAGGAAAAAGAATATGTATAGGGTGCAGAAAGGGATATTTACCCCCTCATGGCTTTAAAAACGAACGCAGGACGGACTTTTATATTAAGTTAAGGTAAACATATAGACGCAATAGAAAACCGCTTAAAACGCAAATAAACGCTTTAAACGGTATAGTACAAAATGGGCAAAATAAAAGCCGGGGAATTTAACCCCGGCGTTTTGCTTTGTGTTTCCAGTAATCAACCACGGCTTGAACGTCGTTTTCTGATGTATAAGCGCATTGCAGCCTTATTTCCTCCACTCTATCGGGCAATTTGAGCCATGCATCGCCTCGGCCTAGCAATGTTTCCGCGCCTTTGTGGCCTAAAATCCTCACGCTGTCGCTGGTGCTGGCGGTTTGTAATGCTAATTTTGCAGGTATATTGCCCTGTATCAATCCAGTAATTACACTGACTACCGGCTTTTGAGTGGCAACGATTAAATGTATTCCTGCGGCTCGTCCTAACTGTGCAATGCGTATTATGCTATCCTCAACCGCTTTTTTGCTGGTTAGCATTAAATCGGCTAACTCGTCAATGACTATCACCAGCCGAGGGAATCCTGCATCTGTGCCGCTCTTGGTGCGTTTGCGTGCCATTAATTTATAGCGCTTATCCATTGCAACATTAACGGCTTGTAGTGTTTTAACGGTATCGGCAGCACTTGTTATTATAGGCGTTGCTAAGTGTGGCAATCCCTCATATGCCGATAACTCGACCTGTTTGGGGTCAATCATTACAAATTGTGTCATGTTTGGCGTGCAACAATACAACATACTACATAACAATGTATTGATGGCAACTGATTTACCGCTTCCGGCTGCTCCGGCAATAAGCATATGCGGCATCTTGGCAATATCAACTATTACGGGCTGCCCTGAGTTGTCCGTGCCAACTGCAGCGGTTGTTGGTGTCCGGTTCTCGTCAAATTGTGTTGTACTGATGGTATCTCTAAGAGTTACTAATTCCCGTTGCCGCCTCGCTACCTGCAGGGCAAAGTGTGCGTTGCCTGATGGCGCAATATTACATGGCGCTTGCAAGGCTGCCGATAGAGTTTTGACGGCTCTTGTCGCTTTGGGGTAGTCTTTTATGTCTGATAGGTTTATATGATATGTGGTGAGCTGTGCGGCGTTATTGTATCCTACAAGCTGACAACCGATACCAAGTTGATTATATACATCAACTATATATTCCGGTGCTATAATCTCCGCTTGTGTTGTGTTGCCCCGCTCCAAGATGTCCGGCTGCGGCGTGTACCAGTAATATTTACGCTTAAACATTATATCCCACCGTTCCGGCTATTAATATTAGTGTTACAAACAACGCTAAAACCCACGGCAGCATTCGCCCTTGTATTGTGCCTCTGATTATCATAAATATTTCAATTACAAGTAATATTGCAAATATTTCTTTCATGGCTTGCCCTCCTTAAATGGGTAGAGCCGGATTGCTCCGGCTCGTTTGTTTTCACAACCCTCTTTTTTTTAATAGGTGTCGCCATTAGAATATCTCCCAATCTCCGTAGAATCCGAAATCCCCAAACTGTATAGGATTTTCACACTCTTCGATGCCTGTTAGGCAGCCCCACCAACTACGCTTTGCAACCCAGTTGCCATTCTCGTCCTCGATAATAATGTTTTGCTGTGTGTATGCAGCTCCATTATCGGCCTTCTCCATAGCTTCTTGCAATGTTTCAGCCTCCTCCGTGATACCTGTTTGATAATTGATTGTTAACATTTTCAACACTCCTTTAATTTGTTTTTGTTTGCCCTTGCTTCGCTATAATTCCTCCTCTATATCATTCAATTCTTCGAGTGTGTATATTTCGCCAATTCTGTAATATTCATAATTGTCATCATGACCAACTTGCCAGCAGCTATGGCAACTGTTGCAGTCGGTGCAAAGGAACCTGTTATCCCCAAGGCATTCAAATTCTGCCCAATTTGTGCAACCGTGGTTATACCTCTTTTCTGTCGAGGTATAAACCTTATCGCCTTTTTTAAATGTATAAGTTGTCATTAAAATTACCTCCTAATATTATTTTAGCTTACTACATTATACCGCTTGCGGCTTAATGTCCTATTTATAGCCGCCGGGGTCGGTGTTTGTTGGTCTATGCGTCGCGCCAATAACTCCATGTATGCACTTTGCTCAGTCCATAGCGTTTCAAATATGTGTTCAGACGCTTTTCAAAGGCGGCAATTTCAAGGTTGTATGCGGTTATAATTGCCGCGCGGTCTTGTTCGTTGATTTCTTCCCGATTGTTTTCAATCAATTCATAACGGCGGCAAAAATTCAAAGTAGCTTCACCATCATTCCCATAAGAGATATATGCGACATTATGGCCATATCTCCCGATGCCGTTGAGAGTGTCAATGATCTCCTGCAATTGCTTAAGGTTTTCAGTCTTAAAATATTCCTCTGAAGTGCGCGCATGATGCGCCATATTGTTCGCTCTGTCGTAATCTTCCGTATCACATCGGTTGAGAGAATAACCAAAGCAAAACCTTGTTTCAATGCGCGGTTTGTCTATTGCTAATATGTGTCCGCTTTTTAGCCGTACAAAGCGGGCTGCCTTGTTTGTGCAATAGTTAGTCATTTTTTCGTCATTATTCCAGCGTTTAGCCTGTATTGCCCTGTATTCCTCGCGTAATTTTGCTTGCTCCTGCTTGCTATTCATAATATTACCTCCAATCTTAATCTGGAAAATCCTTCAAAAACCTGTTATACCTCCTGTTATGTTAACTGTTTTATAATTTCCGTTCTGTTTAAATTTCTGCCTGTGTTATCAATCATAATATCATCTAAATAATGTCTTGCAATTGGTTTTTTGCCTCTTGGCTTATAAAATGTGGCTGTTAAACTTCCTTTATAATCCGATAATTCAATTCTATATTTTCCGCTATCTACGCCCTTGCACATTATCCAGCCATACACTTCAACTAAGTATTTTTCTCCTGCTTTCATTTCCAGCATTTTAAAACCTCCTAAAATTTTATTATGCTTTTGGGCTATCTGAGCTTGTGACAGTCTGTCCTGCTCCTTCCTGCCCTGGTGGGCTATGCTACGGTTGTTTCAAACTCCCATTCAATAACTGCTTTTGTGTAGTATCCTTCTGCGCTGCCGCCACTCTGCCCGGTCAAGCGCCAGCCAGTGGCGCGGAAGAACTCATAATATTTGTAATAATACTGGTTGTCGGCCTTCTTATATATCTCCCATTTGCGGCCGTCTTGTTCATCGGTGATTGTTTTTACTTTCATCGTTCTTTCTCCTTTCTTTTTCTGGGGCGGTCATGTACAATATTCATGCCGCCCGTTTTGGTTTGTTCTGGTGTGGCTTGCCGCTTGCTGGTGCTGGTACACTGGCAGCGGCTTATTTAATGTTGTTAATGGTGTGTGCTATTTCGCTCTGTGGTATCAGGCCGCGCTCTATGGCACAATAGGCGCGATATACCTTGTCTAACTTTGATGCTGGGTAAGCTTTGCAATGCCCTTGTCCTGTCTGCTTGTCGTGATAATAGATTTCGCAATACGCATAATGCTTCCCGTCTTTTGACCGTACGCAAGCGCCGATGTTTACGCCTGCGCTATATTCCTTTGTGTCTGTGGCTGCATATGTCATTGTTCTTTCCTCCCTCGTTTTATTTGTTGACTATATAATATCATATCATTAGGGTATTGTCAATAGGTTTTGATATAATTTTCTATCATAAATATGCACAAATAACTCTATTGATTTTTGTTTATATTGTATCATATGAGTATACTCTAATGGAGTTGCTTTTTAAGCCACCCGAGGGGGATATGCGGCATACCCACCAAGTCGGGTCACCCGTTCAACCAGCGAAAAAATAAAAAAAGACGAAAAAGACTATTGACATATTATCAATAGGGTGTTATAATGATATCAAAAGGAGGTTTTGAGAATGGATGTAGGTTATGTTAGAGTTTCAACCTTAGAGCAGAACACCGCTCGTCAAGAGGTTTTAATGCAGGAGTTGGGAGTTACAAAGGTTTTCATAGACAAAGTGAGTGGAAAAAACAGAAAACGCCCTGCCCTTGATGAAATGTTGAAGTTTGTGCGTGAAGGCGATACTGTTATAGTTGAGAGTATTAGCCGCTTTGCAAGGAGTACGAAAGATTTGCTTAATTTAGTGGAGGAGTTGGCTAAAAAGGGCGTTCGGTTTGTAAGTCAAAAGGAAACAATCGACACAGACACGCCACAAGGCAAATTCATGCTTACTATATTTGGGGCAATGGCACAATTGGAAAGGGAACAAACACAACAAAGACAAGCCGAAGGAATAGCAATTGCAAAGGCTCAAGGCAAATACACGGGCAGAAAACCGATAGAGGTTGACCAAAAGTTGCTTGCGGAGCAGTACCGTCTTTGGAAAGCGGGCGAAACGCAACCAAAATACATGATGAAGCGATTAGGTTTAAAACCTGCGACGTTTTATAGAAAGGTAAAAGAGTATGAGTTGGCACACGGAATTATTAAGGAGGAAAAATAATTACCGAAACGCTGACTGGGTTAAGGGCGTACACGAGCCGATATTGAAGGAGGTTTAGAGATGAAGCTATCAGAGATATATCCAGAAATGTCAAACGCACACCGAAAATTTGCAATAAACTCATTGCTTGCGTCTTTTGAGTACATTTTAGAGGTTGGAGAGGATGGGGTTTGTCAAGCTTTGGTTGATGACGGCATTGATGTTTCTATGTTTGGGAATGTCGCAAGGCGGATTGAGGAGTTCAGGGCCACTAAAGAGAACACCTAAAAATTCCCCTGCAAAAACAAAAAAAAGACTAAACACAACATCGAGCGCCATTGAGCGCCTTTCCGAAAATACAAGGGAGGGCGCTTTTTGTATGGAAAAAATTCTAAAAAATATAAAAAAGGTAATAAAACATAACCCGAACAACTTCGAGGCGTATCAAGATTATTTTGACACACTTCGGGTATTGGGTAAAGAAGATAAGGCGAAATCGTTTCAGCATAACATTTGGCTTCGAGGCGAAACGGCTAAAATGGTACGGGCAAGCAACGATGTAAAGGCTATCGAAAAATTTTACGAATTAAACAAAAAGACTTA